AGGCTCAGATACATTTAATACTAACGAGACTTTAGATTTTGAAGGTAATGCTCAAATTAATACCACTGTAAGCGATAACAAAGTCTCCTTTAATATTATTAATGATTCAATCGGTACAACGCAACTTACAAATGCAGGTGTTACAAATGCAAAGTTAGCAAATCCGGATACAACATTAGGTAGCACAACACTTACTTTAGGTTCAACACAAACAGATTTATCAGGATTAACTTCTTTAGTTGTAGATGACTTAACATTAAACGGCCAATCAATTACAACAATAATTGGAAATAAAGATATTGTATTAACACCACACGGCACCGGCACAGTTACCGTTCCAGCAGGATATAAAGATCGAGCAGGTTTTGGAACAACATCACTTGCAACAAAAGAATATGTTGATTCAGTATCTCAAGGTTTAGATGTAAAAAATTCTGTTGTAGTAGCAACAACTGCAAATTTAGTAGCAACTTACGATAATGGTACTTCAGGTGTAGGCGCAACATTAACATTTGCTTCTGCTGTAAATACAATTGATGGTATTACATTAACAGATGGCGATAGAATTTTAGTAAAAGATCAATCATCAGCAAGTCAAAACGGTATTTACGTAAGAACATCATCAACTGTTTTAACAAGAGCAGATGACGCTAATACTGCTGTTGAAATTACAGGCGGTACATTTGTATTTGTAGAACAAGGTACAGCTAACGCAGAAAATGGTTATGTTTTTACGCATGAAGGCACACCTACATTAGGTTCAACATCACTTACAGTATCACAATTTTCAGGTGCAGGCCAAATTACAGCAGGTGCTGCTTTAACAAAAACTGGTAATCAATTAGATGTAGCGGTAGATAACAGTTCAATAGAAATTGTAGCAGATCAATTAAATGTAAAAGCATTAGGTATTACAAACTCAATGTTAGCAGGTAGTATTGCAACAAGTAAATTAGCTGCACCACATTTTTTTATTTCAGATGAAACATCATCTATCGCACAAATAAATTTAAATCAAACATTAAAAATAAATGCAGGCGAAGGCATAGACACATCAATTTCAGGTAGCACAATTAATATAATAGGAGAATTGGCGTCAACTACTAATATTGGTGTTGCTAGTTTTCCTGCAGCTCAATTTACAGTTGCTTCTGGCGCTGTAACAATTGCAACAATAGACGGAGGAACATACCCATAATGGCATTCTTAACTTGGCATTTAATAGCAATACTAACAGTGATGGCTGGTTCTTTTTTAATTGGATATAGTATTGGTAAAAAAGATGAAAAAAGTAATTACAAATTTACAGATAAAATTAAAAATATTTTTAGAAAATAATTAATATGCCTGTAAATACAGTTATTAAACCTAGACGGTCAATAGTACCGGCTGCACAACCTAATCCTGCTGAAATAGAATTTGGTGAGCTAGTTTTAAACATACCTGACGGTAAATTTTATACAAAAGATCAATACGGCTCAGTATTAGAAGTTGGTGGCGCTGGTGCAATTACACTTCAAGGTGTTACTGATAACAGTGCTGTCACAACAAACAGTATCACTTTAAATGGTGGAAATTTAATATTTGAAGGTCTTATTGAAAACGCTTTTGAAACAACTTTGACAGTAGCAGAGCCTACACAAGATAGAGTAATCACTCTACCAAATCAATCAGGCACAATAGCAATGGATGGTGACGCTTTAGCATACTCTATTGTTTTTGGAGGATAAAAAATGGCAAGTCTATTTAAAAATGCTGGAATGCAAATAGTAACGTCTGATAACGCTAGCGCAAATTTCTATACTTGTCCTGCTGGCACAGTGGCCGTTATACACGCTTTATATATTTCAAATAAAAGTTCTTCAAACGTAGGTAATGTAGATGTAAAAGTCACAACTGATGGCGGTACAACTTTTTATCATATAGGAAAATCTTTAGAGATAGAAACTAATAATACATTAGTTTTAGATAAACCAGTAAATTTAGAAGCAAATGATATTATTAGAATTGTTGCAGAGCTCAATGTTGACTCAACTGCACCAGATATAGAAGCATTTGCTAGTATATTGGAGATTTCATAATGTCATATTTAATAGGTACAACTTCAATATCAGTAGATAAATTAAAAAATTTTAATGCTTTAAGAAGAACAACCGAGGGTATGTTGTATTTAACGACTATTGATAGACAAAGAAGTAATGAAGAAATTTTAGTCTCACTTTATTTTGAAGAAGGTAAATCAGATTTAGTTCCTACAGATGAAACAAATTATGTTACAGAAAGAAAAGAATATTTTAATCCGCAAACCTTTACGGGAGATGGTACCACAACTACTTTTTCTTTAAGCACATCAGGTTTAACAATATCAAATATAAGTGTTTTTGTAAATGGCGTTGAAAAAACAGCATTTACGGACTATACTTTATCAGGCACAACATTGACTTTAGTTTTGGCACCAGCAGCCGGAATTTCTGTGGTAGTTATGCAAAATAACAAGAGATATAAAAACAATGATAGTGACAAATACCAACAATTTACTTATGATTTTAACTCAACTTACTTTATAAATAGTGATGGAATACTTATAAGAAGGGAAAATAAACCAGTAGCTCGAACACCATTAGCTAGTGATAATTTTAATACTTTTGAAACTACAGCTACGGTTAATAGCACAACTTGGAGTACCTACTAAAAAATGTTTATAAATATATATTTAAAATAAATTACAACTATGGCAGATTTTCAATTAGGTAGACTTAAATTTAAATGGCGAGGCGATTGGGCTACCTCAACGGCATACGTTGTAGATGATTTAGTAAAATATGGTGGTAATACATATGTTGTTACTGTAAACCATACTTCAGCTGCAACATCCGAAAACTTTTATACGGATTTAGCAGCTTCAAAATATTCTTTACATTCCGAGTCTCTTTTCTTTAAAGGCGATTATGCCGCTTCAACACATTACAAATTAAACGATACAGTAAAATACGGTGCTAGACAATATCGTTGTACAACTCAACACACATCAGCGGCCGCTGTTAGTGGTGTAGCAATTTTAAATACAGCAAATTTTCAATTATATATTGACGCAACAGATTATAAAGGCGACTATGCTTTAAGCACATATTATAAAGTTAATGATGTTGTAAAATATGGTGGCAGTTTATACATTTGTATCACTGCACACACATCATCAGGAGCTGCATCTTCTTTTGATGAAACAAAATTTAATTCTTATTCAGAAGGTTTACAATTTGAAGATAGTTATAACTCTGCTACAAATTATCAAAAAGGCGATATCGTAACTTATGGTGGATATGTTTACGTTGCAATCGTAGAGGTACCGGCAGGCAATACACCAATAGATAACGCATTTTGGGATATCGTAACAACAGGTTATAATCCAGTAGGAACATTTTCATATGGCACGGCATATAAAACAGGAGATGTTGTTAATTACGGAGGTAATTCTTACGTAGCAAAAACAAATCACTCAAATGAATATCCTGCCGTTCAAGCAACTGGCGCCGTAAACTCAACACATTGGAATTTAGTAACATCAGGTTTTAAATATCAAGGATCTTATTCTTCAGGTACAACATATTATATAGGTGAAGTTGTAAGATATCTAGGATCATCATACGTAAATAAAAAAGATAGACAAACAGGTATAACTCCAGGCGTTGACGCTTCAGTTTGGGAAACACTAGCAGTTGGTGATGAAGGCAACGTGATGACTGAATCTGGAGATATGATTATTCTTAATGCTTCAGGTGCTCCAGCAAGATTAGATTTAGGACCTCCAGGTTCAATATTAACTTCTAATGGAACATTACCTGAATGGCGTTATGATGAAGGCACAAGAAACGTTTTATACGTTGCTAATTCAGGAGATGACGCTATAGCTACCGGTGCAAAAACTTTACCTTTTAAAACAATTAAAGCTGCTTTAGCTGCTTCTAATAAAAATGATATTTTAGCACTTTCATCTCTTACTGGAGGCACAGGCGGTCCTGCAGGTGTTTTTACTGTTTCTACTACCACAACAGGCGGTATAGGATCAGGAGCAGTTTTTAGAGTTACATTAGATGGTTCAACAACGCCTACAATTAGTAATGTACAAATTATAGATGGTGGTAAAAATTACGCTATAGGTGATTCTGTTACAATAAATGGAGCAACATATTTGGGTGGCGCTTCAAATATGACTTTAATAGTGAGCAATGTAGGTTTTGGAGATTTAATTTGGGTAAAAAGCGGATCGTATTTAGAACAATTACCTTTAGTAGTTCCTGCTAACGTATCAGTAAGAGGCGAAGCATTAAGAGCTGTAGAAGTAAGACCTGCTACCGGCAGTTCATCAACAGCTGCGACAGTCACATTCGCTTCAACAATTTCAGGTGCTACTCCAGGAACTTACAAATATGTACATACAACAGCAGTCACAGGATCAGGAGCCGGATTAGTTATAAACGTTACGATCACAGGCGTAGCTGTAAGTGCTGTTGCTGTTTATCATGGAGGTTATGGTTTTGCAATAGGAAATACCGTATCAGTAAGTGCAGGAACGATTGGTTGCGGAGGATCAGGTACTTTAACAGTACAAGTTTCAACATTAGAAAATAATAATGCTTCTTATATGTGGTTATTAAATGATGGTACAAATTTACGATTAATGACATTGAGAGGTATGACAGGTACATCTGTACACTTATCAGCAAATACTGCTTTTGGTGGTGCGATCTTAGCCTCGTTAGATCCTGAAGGAAGTATTTTAACACAATC